CCGGTGGATATGATCTCGGAGTAGCACCGCCCGCGCAAAGCGAAATGCCCATACAGCATCTCGCGCCATTCAAAGCTCGTTTGCCAATCGTTCGGCTTCTTGGAGAGGATGTATTGCAGGGGGTGGTTGATGTCCAGCACCGAGCCGCCATTCGGCATCAGCTTGTAGACACCGAGGGGGAGCGAGGCGTAAGTCTGCGCCAGCAGCGACACGGCGCGGTACACCGCCGTCACGCGAAGCGCGTTGTCTGGGGTGACGTTCATGCCGCTGGCCGACTGGCTGCCCATGCCGAACCATTGCGCGACTACCGGATCGCGTGGCGGGCCGATATTGCCAGCGGATGCGCGGAGACTAGCAGCGAACATTAGGCGGGCGCACCAGGTAGCGCGGCGATTATCGCGCGAATTTCTGTTTCACCAACCGCGTCGGGATGTATTGGTGTGGTGGATAATTTTGCGAAATGCTCACGCTCATATCGCGTAAACACAAGCGGGGCGGGTGCCCTCGGGGCGCGAAGTTTAGCCGCGCATTCCCCCAAAAGTTGAGAGGTGAGCATTATTTTCGCGCCCCGCTCAAAGCCAGCAAATACCCGCCGCCGATACAGAAAAACCCAGCCACGATCAGCCCCGCTGCGACGTAAATCACGCCCGCGCCGAGTGCGACTAACACTGCGCCGGTTACGATTAGCGTGTTCGCGATGCGGTCGTGCATGGTTTTCCTTTTGAATTTAGGGATCACCCACCCTATTCGACTGCTTGTGGCAGCAAACGATTTCTCGTAAAATGAGCGATCAATCTTAATTATACATAATTCAGCGCGTTGTGCAACTACCCCTTTATGTTCAGGATAGGCTTGACGTGCGCGGCAACCTCAACCATATCGGTTTGTTGCGCCATCACGCTGTAGATATCCTTGTACGCAAATGGCGACTCATCAAGCGTTTCCGCCGTAACTAACGCCGTTACTCCGGCCATAGTTTCGGTAAATTGCCCCATGTTCAGGGTACGCTGCGCTTCCTTGCGCCCAAGCACGCGGCCTGCGCCGTGCGAACTTGACCATAAAGCGTCTGCATTGCCCTTGCCGCGCACAATAAAGCTGCCATCCCGCATGTTGCCTGGTATCACGCCCATCATCCCCTCCTCGGCGTGCGTAGCTCCTTTTCGGTGGATCCACAGCCCATCTTTCAATTCTGCGTGATTGTGGTTACGATTTATCAGCGCGTCCCAATCGCCGAAACCGGCGCAATTCGCCGAAAGCACCATCTCGATGCGGCGCATTATCTCGCGCCGATTCTCGAGCGCCAGTTCAAGGCAAAAACCCAAGTCCGCTATGTAGTCAATCCCGTCCGTTTCGTTCACGTCAAAACCGAAATGACCTTCCCGCGCCTTTCCGTCTCCGCTTGCCAAGCGCATATAGTGCGATGCCGCTGCGTGGCCGATGCCGCGTGAGCCGGAATGGATTACGACCCAAACCTTTCCGGTTTCGTCTGCCCCAACTTCCGCGAAGTGATTCCCGCCGCCCAAGCTGCCTATCTGGCGCAGTCCGTTTTTATCGAAAATCTCCTGCATCTTGGCGGTGCGCGGCAATCCGCCGTAATCCCATTCGGTGTTTTTCTGGTTGTGTGAAAACCCGACCGGGACGGCCTTGTAAATCCCGCCGAAAATGGCCTTTGCCTTTGCCTTCACCTCGCCCGCTTCAAAAGTCGTAGGCAGGGCGCACATACCGCAGCCGATGTCATAACCTACCCAAGAAGGTAGTATCACGCCATCCGTTGCTATCACCGCCCCGATAGGTAGCGTGTAACCAGAGTGCGCGTCGGGCATCAGCGCGCCTCGAACAGAAAAAGGCTGCTGCATGGCGCTCTCGAATTGGTCGAGTGCACCTTGCTCAATAACTTCTGCAAAAATATGGTAAGGCTTATCGGTTGCGATTTTCATTTTGATACCTTTCGTCTTAACGTACGCACAGGTTATTTGATGGTCTGAGAGGTAGGATTTGAACCTACGGTATCCTGGTTCCAAACCAGGTGACTTGACCAGACTAGCCTACTCTCAGAAATTTACGACAGGAACATGTTACCACAGTTTAGAAGGCGTGCGACAATTATTTTTCACCCGACGTAAATGCCTACCGTGTCGTAAATACTGGCCCTCGATTCGGGGTTCAGGCTCATCAGCGCCACCGCATTGAAGGTCGCCAGCAGCGGGTCTATCTTCGCGAAGCCCGATGCCTGCTTGGTGATTATCACCGCATTTCCGCGCGGTTCAACTTTGGCGTTGCCCACCACCCAATCGACCATCGCGCGCCCGGAATGCTCTACTTGACCCTCCGCAACACGCCGCTCCAGCGTTTTTATCGCTCCGGTGAGCTTCCAACCCTGCGAAATGCCCGTTATCTTCTCCTGCGGCACCTTCTTCTCCACCAGCGCGTCCAGGATGCCGCCTATCCCGTGCGGGTCAACCCCGACTTTATCCAGTTTGCCGCTTGCTTCGACTTGAGCCACGATGTCGGCCGCATCGTCAACATCCTCGCCGATGCGCTGCACCAAAATCAGGTCGCCATCCTTGGCAAAATCCTTGAAACGCTCCAATTCGGACTTCCGGCGCTCGAGCACGCTGGGGTGTGCCCATGCGCGGATCCACAGCAGCCATTTTTTAGTCACCTTGTCGCGCCCCAGCACGGCCAAACCCAGCAGGTCGTCCAATCCGCCGCCGTCGATACCAACGTCGATAACTTCGGAGCGCTCAATCAGTTCTTCCAGTTCGATCTCGGCTACCGCGCACGACTCCCAGAAGTCGGCGCCGGCCCATCTGTTCGACCGCAGGGCAAGCCCCAACTCAAAATTCACATGTTTGGCGAAGAATGCGGACAGCCCTTCTTCGCCTTTCTCTTGCGCCTGCCGGTGCAGGTCGTGCAGACGCACCTCGTCCACCGAGGCGCCCATGTTCGGGTTGGTCATGTACCAGTTCTTCGGGTCGCGGTAGCCCTTCGACTCCACCATGTGCTCCGGGAATTCATACAGCACCGGCACGAACTTGGGATCGTCAATCCGCCCGTCGCGCACCCCCCTTGCGTACATCAGTTTGTCCTTGAACACGCCGCTGGGCGCTTCGTCCGACATGGTGGTGAGCGAGATAACGAACCCTTCGGGGCGGGAAGCAAGCCCGCCCGTGGCTTCGATCATCATGTTTCCGGCGTGGGGGCGCTTGCCGAATAGCCAAAGCTCGTCAAACAGCACGCCGGTGAACTTCTTGCCGCCGACCGTCTCGTTCTCGGCGGCGATCACCTTGAGGGTAGCGTGGCTCGTCCGGTGGGTGATGGTGCGGATGTGCGTTTGCACGAGGAACATATCCGAAAGCTCTTCGTCGGCGCGGATCATCGAACTGGCGGGGCCGAAGGAGTTGTTTGCAACTTCGACGGTCGGGGCGAGGATGCCGTATTCCGCATCCAGCCGCCAGTTGCGCATGAGCGCGGTGAGCATGATGCCGGCGGCGAGGCCGGACTTAAAATTCTTCTTGCTCACCGAGAGTAGCCATTCGGATTGCAGGCGGCGGCCTTCCGTGGGGGATCCGGGGCGCGAATCGTAAGCCCCGAACACCGAGGCGACGAAATCCAATATCCAAGGCTTGCACGCTTCGCCCATCGTCGGGCACCCGCCCACGTCCGTTATTTTCAAGCAACTGAAAATATCCAGCGCGGATTGCGCTTCGTCGGGAAATAGCGGGGGTGGTATAAGCGATTGCCCGGCGACGATTCGCTCGCGCCAGTCGGGCATTGCTGTTGTCCAGACGGGGTGGATCATACCGTTGGTGATAATTCCAATGCGATCCTTGCGTTTTGAGCCGCTATCGCCGCTGGAATACCCCGCGCCATATAGTAATTGCATAGATTCACGAGGTATTCGTCTAGTTCATCCATCCCTAGATAACACCTTACGCGTTCGCGGTATTCACCCCCCTGTTTTGCCAGCCGCTGTTCGCTCATAATTTAGCCTCTTCCTTCTTCTTCGTGGAGTTATGGCATGTTGTACACAAACTCATCCAATTATTTTTTGAGTCCCAAAACCGTTTCATATCGCCACGGTGCGGAATGATGTGATCGACCAGCGATGCTGCGTTGTCGTAGCCTTCACGTTTGCAGTAAACACACCAAGGGTGCTTCGCCAGCCACGCCTTGCTTGCCTTCTGCCAGCGGTAATTGTATCCACGAGAGTTGGCTGTGCCCCTCTGGTTATCTTTCGTATCGGGGCGTGATGCGGTTAGCCGTGACGCATTGCTTGTCGCGAGGCGCGGTTTGAGGCAGGTGAGTTTCAA